TCGGGTAAATACAATATTAAAGAATACGATACAGCAAACCCTGAGGTGTTAAAAGATATGCCGATGAGTGCAGCTTTAGGTAGCCTTTTTTTTTTGTATCATTTAGGGATGGAGTTATCGAAACATATGATTCTTTGTTCAACCAATCAGGAGGACAGACAGGTTATTCAAGAACTGCAAACTTTGGACAAAAATGGGGTTGGTATCAATCTATTTATGGACTCGCTAACGGAGATGTTCAAAGATTTGAAGATATCACTAAATTAAATATACATCAATGTCTAACGATGCTATCTTTTAAAAAGGAATTGGCGGAGGTTGAATCACAAAATATTAAAAACAAATTCTAAATGCAAGGATTTTATACAGTTACTCAAAAAATTAAAGACCAATTGTTAGCAGACGCAGACGTCAACACCGTAACGTCTGGCGATATTGCTCGTGTTGATTTAGCTAAACAATCGATATACCCTATCTCTCATTTAATGGTTAACAACGTGTCTAATAACGACCAAGTGTTAACTTTCTCAATGTCTGTCTTAGCTATGGATGTTGTCAATGTATCTAAAGAAGAAACAACGGATATATTTAGAGGTAATAACAACGAGCAAGATATTTTAAACACTCAATTAGTTGTGTTAAATAAGTTGGTTCAATTATTAAGAGGCGGCGGATTACATCAAGAAAAATATCAATTACAAGGCACACCATCTTTTGAGCCTTTTTATGATAGGTTCGAGAATGAGGTAGCGGGTTGGGCATTAAGCTTTGAGATTATAGTACCTAACGAGGTTGAGATATGTTAAAGAATGTACAAGCGGAATTAAATAGATTTGGTAAGTATGTAATACAGCAGTCAAGGTCTAATCTAAGTAAGACTAATAAGAACGACACAAAGGCGGGGTATGATAGTTTGAAATATGATTTGAATGTAAGCCCTAATAGTTTCGGTCTTGAGTTCTTAATGGAAAACTATTTAGTGTTTCAAGACAGAGGTGTTAAGGGTACGAAGAGCGGAAAGTCTTTAGACAACTTCTCTTATAAAAAGAGTTCGAATTTAGTAGGTGTTGAATACCATACGGGTACATTTAAGAAATGGGCTAAACGTAAAGGTGTACAGTTTAGAAATAAGAAAGGACGATATGTAACACACGAACAGACAGGTTATATGTTGGCGAACCTAATAAAAAGGAGAGGTATAAAGCCTAGTATGTTTTTTACGAAGCCATTTAACAAAGCATTCGAAAGACTAGATAAAGACATTGTAAAAGCATTTAGATTAGATGTCGAAGCATTACTATTAACAACAACTAAAGACAATTTAAACAATGGCAATTAATACACGAAGCCCTTATTTCGTTTCGATTGAAGACGAAAACATATCTTACGCTGAGTTGAAGATATACGTTTGGGAGGGCGATAAAAACACACCACCAAGTGAAGAAAAATATTATTTAAAAAAGAATACATTGCCGGGTGTTACTAAAGTAAGTTTTGAGGTATCGGAATTGATTAGAGATTTTATAGGTGTTAAGTTTCGCTTTGCAAGTATTTTGCAAGATGGTATAGAAAACCAAATAGAAGACGGATTCTCTAGGTTGATTATAACGGCTAGTGATTCTGGAAACTCGGTTGTATGGGTCAAATTAGATTTAAAGGCTTACGATTCTAACGACATCGAAATAGCGGATAGTACAGAAACAAACTTAGCTTTAGACTCTTATTCTTATTTCGAAAACTCAGGTTTCAACTTAGGCGAAAGTTCAATATTAATAAGTAATCGTAATTTAGTTTTACTAAGAGAAGACGCTTATAACCTACCAATCTATGTTGAAAACAATCCTACTGTAACTTTGTACAATGGTGCAACGGTTGTAAAAACAGAATCTTATATCGCATCTGATGAAAGCAATGAGCAAATAGAATACTTTAACATATTTGATATTGGCGATTTAACTAGCATAGTAGTTGTAGACGACAACAAAACGGAAACAATAAAACTAAGTGTTATAAGTGAGTGCAAACAAACACCTTCAAAAGTAACTTTTCTAAATAAGTTCGGGGTGTTGGAAAATATGCATTTCTTAAAGAAATACGTAGAAACAATAAACACAACAAAAGATTCTTACAAAAGCAACATACTTACGTTTGGTAATTCATACGACAACACGAACCACGTTAACAAAGATTTTAACATCAATGCAAACGAATCTATTTCTTTGAGTTCAGGTTTTTTAAACGAGGGCTATAACGAAACCCTAAGACAGCTTTTGTTATCAGAGCAAGTATGGAATACAAAAAGCGCTAAAACTACACCAATAAACGTTAAAACAAGCAGTCAAGTTTATAAGACATCTTTAAATGACAAGCTAGTAGAATACACGATAAACTTTGAAAACTCATTTGATACAATAAACAATATTAGATAGATGCAAAAAATACAACTATACATTGAGGGTCAAAGGGTGTCTATGTTTGAGGATGAAAGCGTAACGATTACGCAATCAATTCAAAACATTAAAGACATATCTAAGGTTTTTACTGACTTTACGCAAACGTTTAGTCTACCAGCGGATAGTGTAAATAATAAGATATTCAATCACTACGAAAACAATAGCATTGTTGGGGGTTTTGATGGACGTAAAAAGAAAAGCGCTAACATTGAGTTGAACGGTTTGCCTTTTAAAGATGGTAAAATTAAACTAGAAGGTGTTGGATTGAAGAATAACAAGGCACACACGTACAAAATAACTTTTTTCGGTAGTACGGTAGAGCTAAAAGATTTGTTAGGCGATGATAATTTATCAGCTTTAGCGAATGGTTTATCAGCTTATAATAAAACATACTCGCCAACGGACATAAAAAGCAGTCTGCAATTAGACCCTACTACAAATGATGTAATCACACCTTTGATAAGTCACACACGTAGGCTTTTTTATGATAGTTCGGACGGTCAACACGGCAATACGGGCGATGGTAATCTATTTTATACGAACGAAGACAACCATAACCACGGAGTTTTATGGTCAGATTTAAAGTATGCGATTCGGTTAGATGTAATAATTAAAGCAATTGAGACAACGTATGGTATAGTGTTTAGTGATGATTTTTTTACAAACACAAACGAGCCATATTATAATTTGTTTTTATGGTTGCATAGAAAAAAAGGAGATGTAGAATCACCTTCTGGGCTTAACGAATCTATTGTAGACGGTTGGTCTTACGAGGTTGATGATGATACGGTTACTAAAATAAGCAATACATCATTGACCGTAAATGGAAACCCTTTAAAATATAAGGCTCATAGTTTGACTTTTTACACCTCATCTTCTGAGGATTATATTGTGTCGCTTTTAAAAGATGGATTAGAGGTTTATAATTCTGGCACAACTTCGGGAAATTTAGCCATAGGCGATAATGATTTTGATTTAGAAAGAGGTAATTATACGACTTATATTAGCTCAAGTGCAAGTATAACCTTTTCTAGAATAGATTGGTTTGTTGTTTATAGACCTGACAATTCACAAGAACTTTATGAAAAAACATATTCTTCAGGTACATATGTTCATACAAATAATTTTGTGTTTGACATTACGCAACAAATCCCCGAAATAAAAGTAATTGATTTTATTACAGGCGTTTTCAAAACATTCAATCTTACAGCTTTTGTAGATAAAAACACAAAAGAAATAGTAGTAAAAACATTAGATAGTTTTTATGCAGATGGTAACTCTTTTGAGATTACAAAATATGTAGTTCCAAGTGTTAGTTCTGTGGATTCTGCTTTACCTTTTAGACAAATAAATCTAAAACATAAAAGCACTAAGACGTTTTTAGCTGCTATTCATAATCAATTATTTGGAAAACAATGGGCAACTATAGAATATAAAAACGGTGAAAAATTAGACGGTGGTATCTACAATGTCGAGACTTGTTTTTCTCATTTAAAATATGAGCGTCTATACAACGTAAATGATGACACGGCTACAACTATTCAATATGGTTATTTCGTGGATGACAATCAAGAATCTTTTTATAGTGAGCCGTTGTTATTTTATCCTGTAAAGCAAACAAATGGCACCGCTATAAACTTTCGTACAAGTGAGATATCTTATTCAAGTGTTACGAATTACAACGTACCATCGAATAGCCTGTCTTTGTCTTCATCAATTAGCAAGGCAAATATTAATTTCTTTAACGAGTTAAACGAATACCAAACCGTTTTACCAAATGATTTTACAGACACCTTATTCGAGGTTTATTATAAGAATTATATTGCTGGGGTTTTTAATGAATCAAATAGAATAACAAAGCTAACCGCTTACTTGCCTTTAAAGATAATGTTAAATTTTACGTTGGCAGATAGGTTCGAGATTAACGGAAAGAGTTATAAAATAAATTCAATTAAAACAAATCTTAAAAGCGGAAAATCTGATTTAGAATTATTAAACGATATATAAATGATAGATAAAATATTATTCTTATTAAAAGATACGGATTGCAAAAGTGATATTGTGCAATTAGCAAAAGGTAAAAACAAGTTCCCAAATAGTTTTAAAGAATTAATAAAAAGACAAGAATGGAAAAGATAGTAGTTGAGTTAGATGTAAAGTCGGGAGATGCTGAAAAGAACGTTAAAGCGGTTGGAGGTAGTTTAAAAGATTTAAACAAAGAAGCTACAACGGCAACAAAAAAAACTAAAAAAGGTTTAGATGACACGGGAAAAGCTGCAAAGAAATCAGAAAAAAGCGTTGGTCTTTTAACCAAAGGTTTTAAGGGAATGGGTACGGCTTTGAAATCTGCGGGTATCGGTTTGTTTTTGGCAGCGATTGGTATTCTTTTTGAGGTGGTACGTAAGAACCAAAAAGTTTTAGATGCTTTAGAAACCGCAACAAACTTTATAGCTTTAGGTTTTAAAGCCGTTACAGATGCGTTGTCGAATGCTTACAAATCACTTACGGAAGCTACTAATGGATTTGACGCTTTAAAGAAGGTTGTTGGCGGTTTAATGACTATTGCATTAGTTCCTTTAAAAATGTTGTTTTATGAATTAAAACTAGCTATGGAGGTTCTTAAACTTGGTTACGAATCTATGTTTGGAGATGATGCATCTATTAAACAAGCAAAAGCAGACTTAGCACAAACACGATTAGATATATTAGAGGTTTCTGCAGATGCAATTCAAGCGGGTAAAGATATTGCGAACAACATAGTTGAAGCAGTTAGCGAAGTTGGAGCGGGTGTTAGTGCAGTTGTCAAAGAAGTGTCTAAGATAGACCCTAAAAAGCTTTTAGAAACTGCTGATGCAATGACAACGTTAAAAAATAATGCAGAAGTAGCAGCTGCGGTGCAAGCTGGGTTGGTTGAAAAGTACGATAGACTAGCAGAGAAACAAAGACAAGTTAGAGATGAAGAACGTAATAGTATAGCGGACAGAAAAAATGCAAATGATGAGTTATTAATCATTTTAGAAAAGCAAGAGAAAGCAATGTTAAAAGCTGCTGATGCTCAAATCGCAGACGCACAGGCTCAACTATTAGCAAACGATAACCAAGAAAATAGAATCAAATTAATTGATGCAGAGAATAATAAATTAGGAGTTAAGGCACAAATAACGGGTTTATTATCAGAGCAAAAAGTAAATGATTTAGGACTAGATAGAGAACAAATAGCCTTAGATAATTTAAAAGGAGAAAGCGAAAGTAGACTAAGTATTGAGCGTAAAAGATTTAATGCAGAGCAAATAGATGATGAATTATTAAGACTAGAAAAGTTAAAAGAAATTGATGCCTTAGAAAAAAAACAAGAAAGCGAAAGGCTACAATCAATTGTAGACAATGCAAATGCAGGAACACAAGCTAAGATAGATGCTCAAATAGCCCTAGACGATTTTACAGAACAATCGAGACAAGTTGGTATTGATAGGGAAACCGAAATAGAAGAAAAAAGAATCGCTTTAAAAACAAGAACTTTAGATTCTATAATAGGCTTAGCGGGTGCAGAAAGTGCTTTAGGAAAAGCGGGTCTAATTGCAAAACAATTCTTACTAGCTAAAGAATTGCTGATTGATTTAGGTTACATAAAAAGTAAAGCAACAAAAACAATTGTTAGTGCAAATTTAGACGCAGCGTCAAGTGGTGCAAGTGTCGCTACGGGTTTTTCTAAAACGTTGGCTTTAGGTTTTCCTGCAGCTATTCCCGCTTTAATTGGTTACGCGGCGAGTGCAGCTGGTATTATATCATCTGTCGCTTCTGCGGTCGGTGGTGCGAAAAGTGTTGCGTCTTCTATAGGTGGTTCGGGTGGTGGTTCTAGTCCGTCTAGCCCAACTATACCATCGATACCAAGCACACCGCCCTCTTTTAATATCGTAGGTCAAAGTGATACAAACCAATTAGCGGATGCAATAGGCGGACAATCACAACAACCTACACGGGCGTACGTGGTTAGTGGAGATGTAACGACATCACAATCTTTAGATAGAAATATTATAGATGGAGCATCGATTTAAAAATACAAAAACTAACGATATAAATATTATATAACTATGGATATGAAAATTATAGAATTAATCTTAGACGAAGAGGAGGGTATCGGTGTTGAAGCTATTTCGGTAGTAGAAAATCCCGCTATCGAATCTGACTTTATAGCTTTGAAAAGCGAACAAATACAACTTGCTGAAATAAACAAAGAGAAACGTTTATTGATGGGTGCTTTGTTAATACCAGAAAAGCCTATTTATCGTAAGAATGAAGTAGAAGAATATTATGTATTCTTTTCAAAAGAAACTATTGTTAAAGCTTCTCAATTATATCTAACAAACGGCAATCAATCTAACTCAACTTTAGAACATAAAGGAAAATTAGAGGGTTTAACGTTGGTAGAATCTTGGATAGTTGAGGACAAAGACAAAGACAAAACTAAACTATACGGTTTAGATGTGCCTGTAGGTACTTGGATGGGTTCGGTAAAAGTAAACAATGATGATGTTTGGAACGAATACGTTAAGACGGGTAAAGTAAAAGGGTTTTCTATAGAGGGATATTTTGCAGATAAATTAGTAGAAACTAAACACGATGAAAAATTGTCTTTAGAGGATGAACAATTATTAACTGACTTAATAAAACTTTTAACAGATGGCTAGAGCGGTTTATTGTAAGTGCAAAAACACTTATTCAATTGAATGTAAAGACGACCAAAAATGCGAAACTCCAGACTATTGGAAACAAGGCATCGGCTCTATTAATAAAATAGATGAGTAGCAAAATACAAAATTTAACTTAATAATTATTATATAAATATGAACGTAAGCAAACAAGTCTTTAGCAGACTTTTTAAGGAAGAGAAAACCGAGTTAGAAACTCATAAAATTGAGTTGGCATTGGTTGACGATATTGTAAAGGTTTATAATGATATAAAATCAAAAGCAGACGCCTTATCAATGCAAGCTAGACGAGCAGCACAAGAATTAGACGAAACATCAAATAAAGCAAAGCAATTATTAAAGGAGATTCAATCTTCTGAATCTGATAGCAAAAGGCTTACAACATCTGCAAAAGATTTAGGTATACAGATACCCGCAGAAGCTTCTATCGCTATTAATCAATTACAAGCATATAGAAGTGATTTAGCGGAATTAGATTCGACAACATCAAAAGCTTCGGATATGGTTTTTGGTATGATGTAATAATAAAATAAAAGGTTTTGAATTTTAAATTAAATATATGAACACAAAAGAAACATTAAACAAAGTTAGAACCTTACTTGGTATTCAGGTAAAGTTTGAACAGATGCAAATTGAGAACGGTGCAGTTTTAGAAGCTGAAGCGTTTGAGGTTGGTGCAGAAGTTTTTATCGTTGCGGATGATGAAAGAGTCGCAGTACCCGTAGGAGAGTACACCGTTACAGAAAGCGGAATGGTAATCATAGTATCTGACGAGGGAATTATCGGAGAAATTAAAGACGCTACAGCACCTGAAGAAGAAGTTGTTGAAGAAGAAGAAAATCCACAAGCCGAATTACCAGCAGACCCGTCTGCAGCAGGCAGAACGCCTGTGCCGACTTTACCAGATGAATTAGCAAACGAAAAAGCAACTCCTAAAAAGGTTGTTAAATCTATTTCAGAAGAAACGTTCTTTGCAGAGATTGAGAAGTTAAGAAATGAATTTAAATTGTCTCAAGAACCTAAAGTAGAATTATCTGCGGAGGTTGAAGAAGTTAGTGGAATTTCTCACAATCCAGAAAGCAAATCAGATAAAAAAGAATTATTCCTTTATTCTCAAAAAGGTAAAAAATCAGTATTAAACACAATCTATAATCAAATAAATAAATAAAAATGGCTACAGTTTTAACAATTAACACAACTTACGCTGGAGAATTTGCAGGAAAATATATTTCTGCTGCATTACTTTCAGGTAACACAATCGCAAACGGACTAATTGAAATTAAGCCGAATGTAAAATTTAAAGAAGTTTTAAAAAGACTTGACATTGATGGTATCGTTGCAGATGCATCTTGTGATTTCTCTGATACTTCTACGGTAACTTTAAGCGAAAACATCTTAGAGCCTAAATCTTTACAAGTAAATTTAGAACTTTGTAAGACACCTTTCGAAAGCGATTGGGAAGCGGTATCAATGGGATATTCTGCACACGATAACTTGCCAAAGACTTTTAGCGATTACTTTATTGCACACGTTGCAGCAAAAGTAGCTACTAAGACAGAAAAAGATATTTGGACAGGTGTGGCTGGTGCGGGTGCATTTGATGGTTTTTCTACATTGTTGGCAGCTGATGCTGATTTGCCAGCTAATCAAAAAATTGCGGGTGTAGCGATTACTGCTGCAAACGTTGTTGAGGAGTTAGGTAAGGTAGTAGACGAGATTCCAACCTCTTTATATGGTAATGAAGATTTATATATCTACGTTTCGCAAAACGTATGGAGAGCATACAAAAGAAGTTTAGGTGGTTTCCAAAGTGGTGGTCAAGGAGGTTCAGGATTTAGTGCAATGGGTAACAACCAAGACATAGACATTCAGTTTTTTGATGGTGTAAAGGTTGTCGTTGCAAATGGTTTAGCAGATTCAACAATGATTTCAACTTTAAAAACTAACTTATTTTTTGGAACAGGTTTAATGTCTGACCAAAACGAAGTAAAAGTATTAGATATGGCTGATTTAGATGGTTCTAAAAACGTTCGTTTCATTATGAGATATACGGCAGCAGTTCAGTACTCTATTGTTGAAGACATCGTTACATACGGAATCTAAAAAATAATTAATAACATTAAAAAGAGGTAGGTGGTTTATCTACTTACCTCTTTTTTTTATAACACAAAAAAATATATGGCTTGTTTATTAACATCGGGTAGAAAATTACCTTGTAAAACGTCTGTAGGTGGTTTAAAAGCGGTTTATTTCGCTGACTATGGCACACTTGGAGATGTAACAATTACAGCGGGAGAGATTACAGCGGTTGCTGGTACTCCTGAATTTTTCAAGTTCGATATAAAAGGTAATTCATCTCTAGAAACTGCGGTTAACAGTTCAAGAGAAAATGGAAGTACTTTTTATACAACGACTTTAAACTTAACATTAACAACTTTAGATAGAGCAACACAAGAAGAAATTAAGTTATTATCTACTTCAAGACCACACGTGGCGGTAGAAGACTATAATGGTAATTTCTTTATGGTTGGTTTAGAACACGGTTCGGAAGTAACGGGTGGTACTATTGTATCAGGTGCTGCTATGGGCGATTTGTCAGGATTTACCTTGACATTGGAAGCTATGGAAACCGCTCCAGCTAACTTTACTGCATCAACTGTAGTAACTTCAAATGAGAGTGTAGACCAAATAGACCCTAACGCTTAGGACTATATTAAATGATTTAAAAACCCTTAACTTAATTGTTAAGGGTTTTTTTTTGCTTTTCAACTACAAAAAACGTGCTTTATTGTATTATATAACTATGAAGCATTTGTTACCGATTACAACAACCCAAACCATACAGATTATACCTCGTGTATATTCTATAATCGTTACGTTAAAGCTTCGAGATGATAGCACAAACGAAACGGTTACAATATTACCAAGTGCTATTAAATCTGGCAACTACATTGAGTTATCAAATGTTTACGAACTAAAAGAGGGTCGTTTTTACGATTTAAAAATATACAATGGTCAAGGTGTCGTAACTGATTTAGACATCATCTATAGAGATAAAATATTTTGTACCGAGCAAACAATAAACCAAACCGCAAACGAACGTTACAGAATCAACAAAGACGAATATAAAGAGCAAAGCGGTAATAATGATTTTATAATATTATGAGTAAATACATAAACAAACATCGTAAAACGTTTACACCTACACCAAACAAGTCTAAAGTTAGTTTTGTAAATCTTAGCACCTATACAAGTCCCGAGATTATAGAATCTAAAAACAAAGAATGGGTTGAATTTGGAGCGAATAACGACTACTTTCAATTTCTAATAGACCGTTACAACGGTTCTGCGACAAACAATGCGGTAATCAATGGAATAAGTCAAATGATATACGGTCGTGGCTTAGATGCTACGGATTCGGCTCGTAAGTCAGATGCATACGCTCGTATGATATCATTGTTTAAAAAAGAAGATAATAAACGATTTGCATCTGATTTAAAACTAGCTGGACAGTGTGCTATTCAAGTTATTTATTCAAAAGATAAAAAGACTATTCAAAAGGTTGAGCATATCCCTATTGAAACATTAAGAGCAGAGAAATGCAGCGAAGATGATAAAGAGATACAAGCGTATTACTACCATCCTGATTGGGTGAGTATAAAGCCTAGCGAAGAACCTAAAAGAATACCATCATTTGGATTGACCGAGAAACCCGCACCTATTGAAATACTTTATGTTAAACCATACAGATCGGGTATGTATTATTACAGCACACCTGATTATCAGGGTGGTTTGCAATATGCTGAACTTGAAGAAGAAATTAGTAACTACCATTTAAACAATATTATGAATGGTTTAGCACCTAGTATGTTAATCAATTTTAATAATGGTGTGCCAGAAGAAGAAGCACAAAAACTAATAGAAAATAAGATACAACAAAAGTTTAGCGGGTCTAGTAATGCGGGTAAATTTATACTAGCTTTTAACGACTCTAAAGAATCACAAGCGGACATTACACCCGTTCAATTATCTGACGCTCATAATCAATATCAGTTTTTAAGTGATGAATCACAAAAGAAAATAATGGTTGCTCATAGAGTGGTTAGCCCTATGTTATTAGGGATTAAAGACGGAAGCGGATTTGGTAACAATGCAGACGAATTAAAGAACGCTAGTATATTGATGCACAACACGGTTATAGTGCCATTACAAGAAATGCTAACAGATGCGTTCGATAAAATACTAGCGTTTAACGGGATTAGTTTAAACCTTTACTTTAAGACGTTACAGCCATTGCAATTTATGGATTTGGACAACGTACAAGACGAAGAAACTAGAGAAGAAGAAACGGGTGTTAAAATGAGTGTTGCGTTGTCTAAGTTAAATGAATTAGGCGAAGATGAAAACCTTGAGGAATGGGAATTAATAGACGAAAGAAAGGTAGATTATGAAGACGAAGACGAGTTAGACGAACAAATCAATAGTTTAAACAAACCAAAACAAAGTCTATTATCTAAGATTAAGAACTTCGCTACAACGGGAACGGCAAGACCCAACGCAAAAAGTTCACAAGATGGTGTAGAGCCTACTTTCGGATTACAATATAAAGTAAGGTATCAATACGCACCTCTTAAAGCATCTAGAGATAGTAGAGATTTTTGTAAGAAAATGGTAGAATCTAAAAAAATATATCGTAAAGAAGATATTGTAGGTAAAAATTACCCAGCTTCATTAGGTGGTATGTCTAGTAGTTCAGTCAATGCTGGTTGGGGTCTTAATGGTGCTGATAATTACGACATTTTTAAGTATAAAGGCGGTGGAGATTGCCATCATTTTTGGATGCGTAAGACTTATTTAGCTAAAAGAGTAGGCGGAAAGCCTGATGTTGGAAATCCTAAATCGGTTATTAGTGTAAATAAAGCAAAGAAAGCGGGCATAAAACCCGTTAGGAATGATAAAGAAGTGGCAATGTTACCAACTGATATGCCTAATAACGGATTTGTAAATAAAAGAAGATAATATGGCTACAGCATTATTCATAAGCAGAACAGATTTAGTAAAGAATACGATTGTAGACGGCAATGTCGACACCGATAAGTTTATACAATTCATTAAAATTGCTCAAGAAATACATATTACGAACTATTTAGGCTCGAAATTATATAATAAAATTAGTTCAGACATTGTAGCGGGTAGTTTATCAGGCGATTATTTGTCTCTAGTGAACGATTACATACAACCTATGTTAATACATTTCGCTATGGTTGAGTATTTACCATTCGCAGCGTATCAAATTAAAAATGGTGGTGTTTCTAAGCATAGTTCTGAAAATTCCGAAAGCGTAAGTAAGAGCGAAATTGAGTTTTTAGTACAAAAAGAACGAGATACATCGGAATACTACACAAGACGCTTTGTGGATTACATTTGTTTTAACTCTGATAAATTCCCAGAGTACAACACAAACAAAGATAGCGATGTACGACCAGACAAGGATTCTAACGTATCTAATTGGGTTTTATAATGAAAGCGACATACAAACCAAAACAATCGAACATAGAGCGCTTAAAGACATACCTAAGTAAAAAAGAAAAATAAATTATGGCTACAATTAAAATAAACGAATTACCTACATCTTCTATAAATTCAACTGATTTTTTAGTCAAAGCGGACGGTAATGGATTAGCTACAAAAAACACGGTTGAGAATCTTTTAGTTCCCTTGGCTAAATTAGAGGGAGGTAATTCATTTACGGGAATCCAAACCGTTACAAATACAGCTAACACCTCTGGAATAAATGCCGTAAACGAAAATAATGGTTTTGGAATAAATTCTTTAAATAAAGCGGATGGTTCTGGTATTTATGTTACTAACAAAGCAGACGGGACAGGTATTTATGTTATAAACGAGGATTTCGGAACGGGTGCGTATTTATTAAATCTAACGAGTGGAGATGGTTTGGTTTTAGATTCTACAGGCGATACTACGGGTCTTAGCTTTGTTGTAAAAAACAACGGATTAAACAGTTTTACAATTGATAAAGAGGGCAATGTTATAGCAAATACTTTTGTTGGTAATGGTTCGGGATTGACAAATTTACAAAGCGACCCTACTAAAGCTGATTTAAACGGTAATATTTCAGAATTATTCGAGGTATCTAATGGTTTATCTGCTAATGACGCTATAAATAAAACTCAATTAGACGGATTAGAAACAAGTTTACAATCTAACATTGATTTAAAAATAGATATTGCGAGCATTGTAGACAACGTAACAGCAGGAGGTTCTAGCGTTCCTTTATCAGCAGAACAAGGAAAGGTACTAAAAGCTGAAATACTAGCCCTAGCGGGTTCTTTAATACCGCAAGGAAATTGGGACGCAGATACAAATACACCAGATATTTCAGGAACTACAGAAACAGGTTATTTTTGGATAGTATCGGTTGAAGGTGCGACAGATATTGGTGGTATTACTGATTGGAAAGTAAACGATTGGGTAATTAAAACCGCAGATGGCTTTGCAAAAATAGACAACACGGATAAAGTTTTAAGTGTTGCGGGTAAGATTGGCGAGGTTGTTTTAGCTAAAGCAGATGTAGGATTGTCTAATGTAGATAATACAACGGATGCAAATAAACCGATTTCAACCGCACAACAAACCGATTTAGACTTAAAATTAAATAAAAATAATTCTATAACAGGTGCTACAAAAACAAAGATAACTTATGACGCTAAAGGTTTAGTATCTGCGGGTGAAGATGCAACAACTAATGATATTGCCGAAAGTACAGATAAAAAATATGTTACAGATGCGCAATTAACGATTTTAGGTAATACAACTAATACTAATTCAGGGGATAATACGGTAAACTCTTCAAGTGCTTCAACTGCTCAAGGAGAACTAGCCGATTCGGCTTCTCAAGCAACAGGCGTAGAAGACAATGCAACAGCAGACCAAACAGGAGCAGAGATAAAAACAGCTTATGAAGCGGAAACAAATGCTTATACAGATACTAAGAACACAAAACTAGACGGAATAGAAGCAAATGCAGACGTAACTGATGCTACTAACGTAGCCGCAGCAGGTGCTTTAATGGATAGTGAGATTACAAACTTAGCACAAGTGAAAGCTTTTGATTCAAGTGATTACGCTACTTCTGCTAATTTAGATTTAAAAGCAAATAAAGCCTCACCAAGTTTTACAGGTGATGCTGAATTTGGGGGTAATGTAGATGTAATAAGTAGTGGAGATACTTATCTAAATATATCATCAACAAACGATGGTAGAAAATCAGGTTTAAAATTAAGACAAAGTAGTGTCTTTGGAATAGATTTATTTTATAACGATTCAACTTCCGAAACTAGAGGTTTAAGATTTGACGTTGTAAAAGATGATGTTACAGAACAAGCTTTTTTTATTGAAAGAGATAATAAAAAAGTAAAAGCCTTTGCAGACTTCGAAGCAGTAGGAAACGCCACGTTTGGGGGTTCTGTAACTGCTTCAAGTTTTGTGGGTGCTATAGAAGAGAACTTTACTTCTTTAACCGCTACACATACTTTAACAGATACGGACTACAACGTACACAATGGGCAACCTTTTGCTACGTCAACTGTAACAATACCAACAGGGCTTTCTATAAAAAGGTCTTGGCAATTTAGCGCGGAAGGCTTCGATATTAACTTTACAAAAGCTTCAGGTGTGACTATTACAGTAATTGCAAACGGTGCGCCTAGTGGTAACAACCTAAAAGTAGCAGGTGCGTATTCTGCAAGACTTGTAGCAACTGCAACCGCAAACGAATTTTTACTAATAAAATAATATGAAAGTAAAGTATATAATCTTTACATAAGGAACGCAATAGGATAAGAAAATTAAAAAACCTTTACATAATAACCAATAGTTATAACTATAAGTGAACATAATAATATGAAAGAAATTATAAAAAATTGGAAAACGTCCTTAATAGGATTAGTAATAATTACAGGACTTGCATACTCTGGACTTTCAAATGGTTTTACAATTTCAGAAGCAATAGCTGGACTAATTGCAATAGGTTTTTTAAGAGCAAAAGACAAAAAAAATGACTAATAAGTTTTTACTTGAAGAAATACATAAGGAGCAAAGGGAGCAGGCTAAAAAGCAGTTGCAACTTTCTGCGGACTTTTCTAATTTTATGAATAAACAGGAAGCTTTTAATCAAAAAATATCTAGTTTACTTTATAGCGATAGCGATACAAATAGTACGGGATATATTGAAGACCATAACAAATTGAGCGAAAGAGTTTTAGATTTGGAGGTAAAAAATAAAATTACTGCAGGTAAAATAGCAATTAGTGTCGTTATATTAACCGCAATAGGTGGTGCAGTTTGGAAAATGTTAAGCATATTAGATTAATGAAATTAACAAAAAACTTTATAAAGTCAGAGTTTGAATGTAAGTGCGGTTGTGTAATGCCTAAAGATGTTTTAGAAAACATAAAACTACTTGCAAAACAGTTGCAAATTATTAGGGATTACGTAGGGCAACCAATATCTGTTAATAGTGGTTTTAGGTGCAAAAGTCACAATAGTAGGATTGGTAGTAATGATTCGAGCCAGCATATTTTAGGAAAAGCTTCTGATGTAACAATAAAAAGTTTCACACCGAATGAGGTTGCTAACATTGTGGAAAATATGCTGACAAATGAAATGCTAACCTCGGTTATACCGATAGCAGGTTTTCATATTGGTGGACTAGGAATTTACAAAACTTTCAATCATATAGATATTAGAGAAAGTAAAGCACGTTGGTAAATAAAAAAACCACCCTTTCGAGTGGCTAAAAACAAGATAAAAAAACAATATCTTAGATACGTAAATTTAATACAAATAAATGAGACTGCAAAATAAATCTTACATTTTTTTATTAATATTTTTTTTTACTTCTTGTGTCGCTTCAAAATCTACGGTCGAATATCAAGAACGCATTATACGAGATACGATTAGCTTGGAAACGATTAGGACTATCGTTAAGCCAATTAATAAAATTTTATACGTAGACAATCCCTGCGATTCTTTAGGTGTCTTAAAACCATTCGAAAAAGAGATTAAGACAGAAAAAGCAACGGTTAAATTATCTAACAATAAAGGGGCTATAAAAGTTGAGGTTAATATTGATAGTATCATTGATGTAAAAGAAAAAGAATTTAAAAGTAAATATCTATCAAATAAAAAAACCAAAGAGGTAGAAATAATTAAATTTCGTTACCCTCTTTGGTTAATGCTTGGTTTAGTTGGTTCAGTGTTGTTAAACTTATTACTATTAAAGTTTAAGTTTTTTTAAATCATTCTACGTTGTAAGAAATCCATATAAGACTTGTTAGATACTTTGTATTGGTGTTGTGTATCATCACAAAACAATATTCTTTGTACTGTGCCTTGCTCTGTGAATATAGTTTTTAATAGCCTAATGTCTAAAGAACCGCTAACAGGACAAGCCCATTTTGGTAAACCTTGTTTTACAGCGTTATTTGTAACACTACCAAAATACGGTTTTAAAGTCATATACAACTCTTCTGTAGTTACAATATCCCCTTTGTTGTATGCGACCATTTTAGCTAAGTATTCTTTTTGCTCTGAACTTGTGCCATACTCTATCATATCCCACATATGAATACCCTCGTGCGATTGCTTCAAAGTTAAACCGAAATACTTAGCCATATAAGCCATTGAGAAACTAGGCAACCTAAAATATCTTTTTGCCATTCTGTAGATATCAAAAGACTTGACGTATCTATCTACTCTTAATTTATGTTTCGCTGCCCTGGTTGATATCCATTTATTATCAAAAGAATTATTGTTTTGACCAATCACCATCGATGCCTTATTGTATTCTTTTAAAAACTTTTCTAACATTGTCTTGTCGCAATGTTCATTATCCCAAGTTAAAAAATGAACTTTATCTTTGCCTAACCATTTCCAAGCTATAGATATGATTTTTGGTTCGGTTCTAAGTTGCTTATGGTTGATGTATTGTTTACCTGTCCACCATACCGTGGCTTCAGTTCTACTTGTTTCGATATCATACACCATTATTTTATCATCTACTATATTCGATGCCTTTACGCTAATGCTTAATTCTTTTGCATATTTTCTAATGCATCTAGGTGTTACACCTATAGCTTCTGATAATTCATTTTGTACAACTTTCCTAGACTTGCTACTTGCGTATTGGTCTATAATTAATTGTCTGTTTTTTTTACTTAAATTGTTTACGCTCATTTTTTTGATTTTTGTAAAAGTAAGTTAAATAATTGAATTACACAAATTTATTTCATAGGTTCAATTTATTGAATGGAGTATATAAGTTGTTGTAAAACATAGCCTTACTTTAGTATTTTATTTAGCCTATCTATAACCTTTTGGTCTCCCTCTTGGGTCAATGTACCATAAAGCGTGGGGTTTAATCCCTTTGGTGCTTTTTTAGTCCATTCAGGCAATACACTAAAAATAAATTCTACATCTTCAATCGGCAACGATTCCACAACACCAGATAAAATTAATTGCTGCTCAAGTACTTCTTTATCTTTTTTCAGTTCTTTTACTCGCTCTTTTAAAAGATAATTATCTTTAATAAGATTGTCTATTTCAAATTTATTTAATTTCATATTTTCTATGTTTATTTATTTCATCTTGTAATTATCTTATAGCCTTACTTACAAACGCTTCAAATCCTAATTCTTTTAACTCGTCTATTCTGAATTGTTGTAATGGTTTTAATGTATCTGTCTTTTCTTTGCACTCAATAAAAGTAGGTTTTTCACCATCTTTTAAACACAACAAATCAGGTATTCCGTTTTTGTTAGTCTTTATTAAGTTTATAACATACCAACCTTCTTTTTTATATTGGTTTATTATTTTTGTCTGGTGTTTACTCATAATATTTCTGTATCCAAGTGATTGTAGCAAACGTTTCTTAAAACATTAACTGTTATAATGTCTAAATAGTTGATATTTTTAATATCAAATAGTTCTGTATTGTTTAACTCTTGAATTATATTCATTAATTGATAAGCTGTTATTTGAAAACTTGGTTCTGGAATACTCATATTTTATAGTCTTTTTTAAATATTCTTAAATTATAATCTTTTTTATTTAATACGCTTTTATATATTTTGCCCTCAATACCACCCTTAGAAAACACCCAAAAAATCTCGTTTGTTTTTCTTTCCATTGTTGTAAGTCTGTCCCTACTTTGCCAATAACTTACCGCTGAAAAATCAATGTTATAATAAACCAAGTAATCAGCTTTTTTTAAACTTATTCCCTCACGACCACTTACTACCTGTAACGCTATATTCATTTTAGAGTCGTTATTAAATACTTCTAAATCATTTGTTAGTGTTTCACCATAAATATTTTTTAAAGCGTTGTACTCCTCTTTAAATTTGTAGAAAATACCTATCTTATTATTTGCAAACTTATTCTTTATAAATTGAGCCTTTGAATAATCTATCACTTTACTGTTACCGCTTTCAAATTTTATAGTTCCGCTACAAAGTTGATGTATTTTTGACTGTAATTTTGCACCCGTGTCAGCTAATATAGTTTCGTCTTTTCCTTTTACGAATAAATCAGTTAATAAAACCTTACATAATTTCTTTGTTATTGGTAACATATCGCAATATAATACATTTTCTATTACGTTCGTTTCAAAACCTGCATCTTTTTGAGTTAATTTTATTAAATAGTTATCAATAAATAAACTTACTTTGTGAAAATCTGCATCTGAATAGTCGATTGCTTCGTGTGTACCTAAATATTTTACTTTTTTTTCTACAAACGAGTTAGCCCATTTATAAAATGTAGTGTATTGATGAAAAGGACTAAATTTACTCACCCAAAATTGATGATAAACTTGGCTGTATGATTCTGGGAAAGGTGTCCCGCTTAGAAAAATCATAGGTAAATGACTATACATTTTTTTAAATAACCTTGCTCGTGTGCTTGGCTTAGGGAATGAGCCAAAACGGTGGTGTTCATCGTGTATTATTAAATCATAAGAACCCGTTATTTTATGCAAACTTTCGTCATTCATAACGGTAAGTTTAAATTCAAACCCAGCCATTTTATAATCGTCCTCAATGCTTTTAATTGCTTTCTTTTTAGTTAAGAATAGCACGTCTTTAGCACCGTACAGTTTAGCTACGTTAAGAGATGTTAGTGTCTTACCTGTTCTTACCTCCATTGCTAAGTAAACTATCTTTAATTTACTTAGCGTTTCTGTGGCTTTCTCTGATATCTGTTGCTGGTATGGTCTTAGTTTGAACATATTAATTCTTTTTGAGTTAATGCAAAGTACAAGTTTTGTAATTGGTGTACGTGTTTTAATATAACAAAGTTTCCATTTAAATTATACCAATAAATATTTTCTCTTTTTTGAATCCAATTACCAAACATTTCAAATCCATATCCATTTTTCTTTTCAAAACCAAACTTAAATAACCAATCTTCTGTTAATGATATTGGCTGAACTATCCTAACGTTAATGTTATTTACATACCAAGCACCTTCGTCATAATCAAACACAATACCATTTGTAACAGTAGTTTCACGGTCATCTATACTAACCTTATTCCCAATTCTTAATTCGTTTGCTTTCATATCTATTTGTTTTCGTTATCAAATTTCTTTGCGTAATTGTATATTTGTTGTCTACTAACACCTAACAACTCTGCAAGTTCTGTTTTCTTTATGTTTTGATTTGTAGCGTATATCTTTTTAAAATTAATATAATGGTCATCTTTTGAATTTATACTACTTTTTATTTTACCTCTTTCTATACTATTCGTCTTTATCTTCTTAGCCATATTAATAAAGTACTTAGACAAAATCTCGGCTTTAAGCACACTTTCAACTGTTATAACATCTTTTGTAGTTCCGTTCTCTTCGTTTGATTCTAGCGTATTTAAAATAAGTGCAAAGCGTGGCACGTATGCTTTCTGCTTTGGCAACATTGATTTCATATATTCGTTTTCGAAATCGCTGTTTTGAATGTCTGTTATTTCGTTAAAAATTCTAATCCATTCTATTTTAGCTTCGGGTGTCATTTTCGCAATAATTGGCTTAATCTCATCATCTTCATTAGTCTTAATGCTTTTCTTTTGAGTTTCATAAAATCGGATGATATAATCTGAATACCAATTAATTTGGCTTTCTTTCATATCCTTTTCAGAATATTTATCTACAGTTATTTCAGGATAGCAAAATAAAATTCTATCAATAAAACCGTTATCTTTGTTTTCATCCGTGTAAAACTCATCCATAATAGTCGGTTGAATACCTCCTAATATTGGCAAAAAAGCACGTTCAACAAATGATGATTTTGCGGTTTTTCTGTTTAGGTTTATTTGTTTACCCGACCAACTAGACAACCAATGTTCTTTATCTCCGCCCTCACGATACTTATTCATATCTTTAAAGAATCCAGCTAACTCATCTTTAAGTACACCGATACCGTTTGAATTTTCGTTATGTAATTCTATTAATGCTTCTAGCGTAATGTCGTTTACAATAAATTGAGATTTTCGGGGTTGTCTTACCTCTTCCGTAAGACCTTTGTCTTTTTTGCTTAGTGTTTGATAGTTTTCAAATGCTTCTGAATCTTTAATATATTTTTTAATTTCTCTATTATTAATCTTTTCTAAAGGGAATGTAATAGCAGAAATAGATGGGGTTTTACCGACACCCGCTTTACCAACTAAAGACAGCCAAATATTTGCTGATTCGTTCCAACCTTTTTTAACTTCTATCTGCATAGAGTTACCTATAATAATTGAAGATAAAAACAACAACGAACATCCCATGTAATCAACACTATTATTTAAAGTTTGGTTAGAAACTAATATGTATTGCTGCAAAGATAAAGGTAATATCTCTAAGGGGAATGTATCGTTATAGTCTATTGGTTCGGGTTGTGGTTCCGCTGTTTGTTCAAAAGTTTGCGTTTGCTTTAATCTATCGCCATAACCATCTTTATACAATTGTTTAGCTGCTTCGCTAAAATCGTTGTTATGAATTAAATGAGCATAAACAGAAAAAGCGTTATAAGTTTTCTCAGCGTCAAAAGTTGTGCCTGTGCTAAATAAATACATCAACCCGCTATCTTTAAAGATGTATCCTGAATGAGGACTAAGCGAACCGTGTCTTTTTATAATATACTTGTCTTTTATGTTTCTAACTATTTTGAAATCATTAGATATTAAATCGAAAACAGAAGTTTTATTATTGTAGTCTTCCCAGGAGCTTAGTTGATTTTCTTCGTTGTTATAAACTTTCTTTTCAATTTTTATTACTGGTTGCTCTTCTACAAAGTTATAAGTTCTTGAAACTGAAAATAGTATTTGCCTATCTTCATCACTAATATAATCTATGTCTTTATATGTCTTGTCGGTTAGGTTTTTACCGTCATAATTGAAAACATACCCGCCAATCCCTCTAGTCTCAAGTACGCATTGTTGGTGTCCTTTTAATTTAGCGACTTTTAAATTACCCTCAACTCTTTTTGATTTATACAGGATATGATACCCAGCGTTTTTAGTTTTATAAATTACAAACTTATCGTTAAAGTCAAAAATATTGTCTTGCAAAAAAGATAAATATTCGCTCCAAAAATCTTTTTGTTCTTTAGCGGTCGAGAACACTTTTAAATCTACATCAATACATTCTAAGTCAGCGAATCCCGTAACTATTCCAACATTATCTGTAGTTTTTAACTCGTAATGTTTAGCGAATACGTCTTTACTTATTGGTGTTGTTTGGTATTCCTTCCATTTTGTGTTCGGTATTTTATTGTCCGATACCGTTATCAAACTAAAGCCTTCGTCTAATAGTCTATTGCATTTGTTTATCTCTATCATTTTTAAAACATTGTTAGTTGTTGTTGGTGTTCTTTTAACCTCTTAGTTGCTGCAAGGTAATAATCTTTGTCTAACTCACAAGCCGTTAGGTCAAAGCCTAAATTATGACAAGCAAGTGCAATACTTCCAGAGCCTAAATGCGTGTCTAGTATTTTATCACTTTTTTCTGCATAGTTCATTAATAACCACTCATATAAATCTATTGGTTTTTGTGTTGGGTGGTATTTCTTACTAGCCGATGTGTTGCCTTCTAGGTTTCCGTAGTACCTAAAATTAAACATTTTAGCAACTTTGTTAAAAGAAGTATAAGCTAACTCTCCATCTGCAAAATTAGGAACAGGATTTCCTTTATTCCAAAACACAAAACCTTTGCATCCTTCACTCCACAAAAAAGGAAAATAATTACCACCCCAAACAATTTGATTTTTTGAAACTCTTTTAAGTTCTGTAAAGTATTTATCTGTTGGTATTCCATCATCCCAATTTGAGTTTTTGTATTTATCCGCTTTTACTCTTGTTCCATCAGATGTTTTATTTGTTCTATTAAATGTTCCAAATCCAATCCCATAAGGCGGGTCTACAATCGCTAAATCAAAGTGATTATCTTCATACCTAGCCATTAACTCCATATTGCACTCGTTTGTTATCTCTATCATACTAACAGCTTTCTATTATTTCGTAATTGTTTTTCATTTTCCAAGCCCAAGACTTTTTACGCAATGTAATCATTTCTATCAACTCATCACTTTGTTGTTGTGTTAAATCTGAAACTAATTTTTGAACTTCTGTTAAATCTGATTTATCAATTACAACTATTTTCTTTTCTTTCGGTGTCGATTCTTTAAAAAATAAGTTTAAATAGTTTTTTAATTCTGGGTATGTATAGCAATAGCTTTCAAATTTACCTAATGAATGTAAGTATTTATCGTGGCTATATTGCAAACCTCTATTTCTGTAGTATTGTGCCATACTCGATGGACTTACTTTGTGTTTTCTAAACGCTATCGTATTAAACAAGCATCTATATTCGGGATATAAACGACTTCTAAAATTAATCATAATATTAATATTCAAATCATTTACAATAAACTCTAATATTTTATCTAAATCTTTTTCTACTTTCTTTGTTATCTTGCTATATTTCTCCATCTTGTTTTTGTTTTAAAAAGGGTGCTAAATTAATAACACCCTTTTGTTTTAATAATTAAAAAGGCAAATCTTTTGCAGCTTCTTCTATTCTTTCTGTTGGTGTTAACTCGTTGCTTGGTGTGTCGCTTAATTTTTCAATCCTCCAACCTTGCAAAGAATTGAAATACTTAGCTACACCCTCGTTATTAATCCATTCACGACCCCGTAAATTAATACCAACCTTAACGTTTTGACCTAGTTCGTAAGCGTCTAACAGTTCGCATTTGTCCTGCACAAACTCAATCATAATATCCTGCGGATATTGGTCTTCTGTTGTTACTACTAACTCACGTTTTTTAAATGCCTTAGCACCAAATTCTGCTGTTTCTCCTACTACTTTAATCGTTCCTTGTACTTCCATAATTTCTATTTATTTAATTAATTATTGTTTTACCTAATTCTTTTTCTGCTTGTTCTTTTGTAATGGTATCTGTAATAGTTGCCCATTTACCGTCTTTTAATAATAACAACCAATTACCCAGCTCAACTTGTTTAACCCATAATAAATTACCTCTTGATTCAAATTCAAAACCCATTTCCTTGACAGTACATCTTTTACCATCTTCTAAGCATTTAACTTTAGCACCCTCTTTAAACCCTCTCTTCTTAGCTTCTTTAATTAATACGGTTTCTACTTCTTTGTCGGTGGCTGGTTTAATCTTATTTATAACAGCTGTCTTTCTTTCTTTTTCCCAAACACCGCTATAAAAACCATAAGATTTAAGGGGATTTAATTCTGTAACATAGAATGTAGCAATAATTGTTTTATACCATTTACCAACCTCTAATTCAGTTTCTTTAAACAACTTAGGAAACTCAAATTCAATCATATATTTCCAATCACTACAAGCGTGTTTATGGGCCTCAATGATAAACTTTTTTCTACTTTCTTTCATAATTTCTATTTATTTTCTAATTCTTTCTCTAAAAATGCTAACGCCCTCCAAGCTACCTTTGTGATATGTCTTATTCCGTCATCGTCTATTGGCTCGATGCTATGGTCTAACAAATGTCTAGACAATGCGTCTAATTCATCGCCTGACTTTGACCTATCCCAAGCTAATGTCTTGTCGGGGTTGTGTTGTTGCTGACCCGCAAAGCTACATTGTGCAACAGCCTTAATTGCATTCGGGAAGTATGCCAACACACCCGAAAATACTGGGGTTTCTTTTCTCTTACCAATACGTTCTTGGTAGTGCGTACCATCGTTACCGTTTTGCTCAACGATTCGTTGTCTACGTTCTCTAGCTTCTTCTTCTACGTCTGTAATATTCATAATTAAAAGTCTAAATTGTTTTTATGTTCGTTAATTTTAGTTTGCAATTCGTTTGCATACGTCAAAGATAATACTTTTATTTCATTAATTGTTAATAATTTTGGTTTACTTTTAGTTCCGATATTTACAACACTTTCAAGCGTTAACTCTTTTACAAAGCTTTTCACGCTTTCAGGTCTAAAGGCACAAAAAAACAATTTCTCTAATTTAGGGTTTACCGTAAAATAGTGTACGCATTGGTGTATGTATTCCAAAGGTATTTCATTTGATATCAATATCTCGGTATGTTTCTTACGTGCTAAGCATTTTGTTTCACACGCCGCGGTATGGTCTTCTGTCAAACCGTCAGGACTAATACCTAACAATTCATTATCTTCACTCTGCAACCATCCGAACGCTTCGAACTTATAACCGCTATAAGTTTCTAAGTACTCTATTGCAAACGGTTCTAAATCATTACCTCTTTGCGTGTGTTCGTTCTCGAATGAATCGCTAGGCTCGAACTCTTCTAGGTGTTGACTAAGCAAGTCGATAAACAATGTATCTCCTTTTATATGTAATCCTTTCGATGCTGTGCCACCAACACGACCCCATTTTAACTCAAACCATTCTAAGCTGGTTTGCTTTACTTCTTTATATGCTATCATAATTTATTTATTTCTTGTTTAACTTCTTGCCAATACTCTAAGTCAACCCTATCATAAAAATTTAGTATCTCATCTACACAAATCAATGCACATTGTTTAGCACTAGTTTTGCTACCTTGATAACATTCGTTAAAATCTATGTTGCAATAAAAATTTTCTACTAATTCCTTAGCTTTTTCTTTTGGTGTCATTACTTTAATTCTTTTTTAAGTGATTCTTTAAATGCTACGACACTTGGTAAGCTTTTTTCTTCGCTACTAAGCTTATTCCAATTGCTAACAAGTTGTTTTAAATCCCTAGCATCATCTAACAACATTTTAGCTTTTACGTCTGAAATCTTAGATATTGGACTAATAGGCGAAACCCTGATACCACCCGTAAGTTTACCCATCATCTTTACGTTTTCATCAAAGATTAACTCTAACTTTAATCCTTTCCAATTACCTATATTTCTACTCGCTGCACCTGAACATTTGTTCTTAATCTTAATAATAGATGCTATTACTTTTCTATTAGTTGAGTTGACAACCATTGGCTTAACCGCTTCCATAAACTCTAAGAAATAGCCATCTGTTCTATTTCCTGAAACATCAACACCCGTATTATAATATGCGTCTTTTATTGTTAATATACATTTACCCTTTTCGGCTGATATCATATCTACATCAACACCAGCTAAATGGGTTGACTTTCTGTATTTCATACAATCTATATTATTTTCTTTCATCTTGTTTGGTTTTATCTATTCGTTGTTGTGCTTTTTGTATTGATACTTTGTTGTACATTTCTTTGTGTTTAAGAATGTGTTTCGCTTCGTCTAGTCTCATAAGTCGTTATGTTTATAACATTGTTCGCTGCAAAAGTCTTTCCCTTGCTCGATTGGTTGCTCACACTCTAAACAAGTGTTAGTGTTATCGTAATCTTCGTTGTATTGGTCTAAATCGTTGTCGAATGCTTCCATATTATTTTAATCTAAAGTCTTTGTTTGTGTTGATGTCCTCTTTTAGTTTGATTTCTTTTATCAATCGCTTTGCATCTTGTTGAGTTTCACACTCAGCAATTAACTCATATTTCTTTTGATATACTTTTGTTTTCTTACTCATATTGCTTTAAATAATTACGTGTTAATTCTAATTGCTCGTCTGTTGGTGTTTCCCTGTTACCCATATCCATATCAAATTCTACAAATACATCGTGTCTAAAGTCATATATAATACTAAGGTATGCAATGCTATCAGAAATAAACAAAGATAGCGTACAACCTTGCTTAATGGGTTCTTGACTATGTAGCAAGAGTCGGAACTCTTTATTTTTTAAATAACTCATCGTTTTGTTTTGCGATTTCATTATAAACTTCTATTTTGCCCTCTGTAACTGCTATTTTAATTTCGGTTTCTAATTGCTGCAACTTAGTTTCTAGCCACCAATTATCGTTTGAATTTGCGTAGTTTATTAAATCTTCTAATACTTCTTTCATAATGTTATCTTTTTATACTGTGGATTGCTCTGGCTAATTCTTTTAAAAAATTGTATAGTTTTCTCATAATGTTTTTAGTTTGCGGTAATACTACCATCCGAATAATGTAGGCAAATAATACCTGTTTGTAAAATAACCACGTTCGTTACGTGCTTTGTGTTAAAAATCTTGTTTACTGCTCTTTTAATTAGTTTCATATCTTTTTTAATTATACATCAAAGATACAACATTATTTTAGTTTTGAAACTACTTTTGTGATATTTTAACATAACTTTAACATATTAGTGTAAAGTAAACTGTAAAGTGTAAAGCGTTTGTAAAGTCGAGTTTACAATTTTTTTTGATGTAACTTATTGATTCTCACAGCCTTTAGCTCATATTTGTAAAGTACTTTACACTTTACACCTATATAAATAAATATTTTTATTTTTACTTTTTTTTAAAATTACATTAAAAAAGTGTAAACTTTACACTCTAAAACTCTGCAACACTAGCTACCATTACAAACAACCCTCAAAACACTTTACACTTTTTTGTAAAGTACTTTACACTTTACTTTACACTTTACAATAATAGTATATATAATATATTGTTATTAAGTATTATACTATAGTAAGTCTATTATTATTACCTTTACGTTATGAAAACTATGTTAGAGAAAGTATTTGACGACCACACTAAGTGGATTAATACAACCAAACGCTTTGGATGCTCTAAAGAAGAGGCAGAAGACATAGTGGGAGATATGTATTATATTATAGGTAAGATGCTCAACAAAGGTTTAGATATTAGTTATGGCGATAGTGTAAATTATTTCTATATCTATAGAACTCTAAAGACATCTTTTCTACAATTAAAGAACAGACAAACAAAAGAGAATGCAATATCTTTAGACAATGATTTTGATGTTTACTTAGAATCATCCGAGCCTATAGACTTTGATATAGCTAATAATAAAGTATTAGATGCCTTAGATAAAATGCATTGGTATGATAAAAAGATATATAATTTAATTCAATATGAATACTCAATCACTAAGCTACATAAAAAGACGGGTATAAGCTATCATAGTTTATACAATACATATCGAAAAGTTAAACAACAACTAAAAGAATTGTTATAATGAAAAAAACCCTAATATTAATACTTACCTTTTATAGTTGCACTACCATAGATGATATCGTGCTTTATTGTGATTGCACCGAAACAATCTATTCCTTAGACACTAAGGCAACCGTAACTAATTTAGATGGGTGCTATAATGATTTTGAAATACAAGACTTTAAGTACCTAGATGGTAGAATTAAAATAATAAACTGTGAATAATCTAATCGTGTATTTCGTTTGTGCGATGCTCGTTTGTATGGTGCTGCTAAAAAAAGAAAAATGAAACTAGGGAACTTAATTGAATTAATTACAAGATACACGGGTATAAAATGGCTCGTAAAAAAGATATGGGGCGATGCTTGTAGATGTGATGAAAGAAAAGATACATTAAATGATATTGAATTATGGTAGATGATGTAAGATTGTGGGGAGATGTGCGGTCTAAGATAGTTAACAAGCTATCTAATGAACATTTTAAGATATTGTGTGTGCTTCATTCAAAGTATTTTAATCATCGATATAACGAGCCTTGTACGTGTAATAAAAGAATATTAAGAAAATGGATATTAGATTTAGACAACAAACTCCTTGCCAATTAAAGTCAGCTACTAAATTAGGGCGTAGTACAGATGAGTGTTGGTAAGGGTTTTAATAAAATATAATTATGAAAAATAAAAAGTTTACAGTTAACGAAAGGTTAGTACTTGTTGAGAAAATGACCTATAAATTAGCATTAGAAGTACAAGCGATTGTGAATGCTATTAAAAAAACTAAAGAAGAAATATAACAACTAAATACAAACAAAATGACTAAAGTAATTAAGAAAGATGAACAACTAAACGACCAACAAAAACAAGCACTAAACATCTTGATTCAAGCGGTTAAAATCGCAACAACTAAAGGGTGTTTCGAGTTAGACGATGCTATAGTAATCGGTTACGCAAAGAATATTGTTGAGAGTCTTTTAAAATAATCATAGAACTTTAATAAAATATAGTAATATATCTATTATATAACTATAAGGTTTGAATAATCAAGTTTTATCAAAGACTATGGAAAACGAAAAGAGAGGTGGTAAAAGAGATAATGCAGGTCGTAAATCAAAGAGCGAAGAGGTGCAAATGATTGAACGACTTACACCTTTAGAGCCTAAAGCATTTGAAGCGTTAGAGAAAGGAATCGAAAACGGGGATTTTAAATACGTGCAAATGTTTTATAACTACTACGCTGGTAAACCAAAAGAAACGAAAGACATTTCTATTACGTCTGAACAACCTTTATTCGATTTGTAAATGTTCCAAAGCACAACAGCTATTAAGAAGTTACACGCACTTACAAAGCGTAAGAAAGTAATACAAGGGGGTACATCGGCTGGTAAAACATTCGGGATACTCCCTATTCTTATTGATAGAGCTATTAGAACACCTCAATTAGAAACGAGTGTTGTATCTGAATCTATCCCGCATTTACGTAGGGGTGCAATGAAAGACTTTCTTAAAATAATGATATCAACGGGTCGGTATCGAGATGGTCAATGGAATAGGTCAGCACTTAAATACACTTTTACGAATGGTTCGTACATTGAGTTCTTTAGCGTAGAGCAACCCGACAAACTAAGAGGTGCAAGACGTAACGTGCTCTATGTTAATGAAGCAAACAACATACCATTTGAAGCTTACAATCAATTAGCTATTAGAACATCTGGAGATATTTGGATTGACTTCAACCCAACAGCAAACTTCTGGGCACACAAAGAAGTCGCAACTCAAGATGATGCAGAGTTCATCACACTAACTTATTTAGACAACGAAGCACTACCTGATACGATTGTAAAAGATATTGAATCAGCAAGGGACAAAGCTAAGGATTCATCTTATTGGCACAATTGGTGGCAAGTGTACGGTCTTGGTAAGGTGGGTTCTTTAGATGGTGTGTGTCTTACCGATTGGCAAGAAATAAAGCTACCTGATGAAGCACGTTTGTTATGTTATGGTATGGATTTTGGATATTCAAATGACCCTACAACTTTGATAGGATTGTATAAGTATAACAATGCTTATATTTTTGATGAGATAATACACCAAAAGAAACTATTAAATTCAGATATATCCGACTTATTAAAAGCAAACGATATAAACGAGGTGGTGTATGCGGATAGTGCTGAGCCGAAATCAATAGCTGAACTAAGAACACACGGACATAATATATTACCGTGTACTAAAGGCAAGGACTCTATCGTCTATGGTATTAATTTAATCAACCAAAATAAGATATACATAACTTCAAGAAGTACGAATCTAATCAAAGAATTACAATCATACACTTGGTTAAAAGATAGAGAAGGCAACACAATAAATAAGCCTATTGATGCTTTTAATCATTGTATAGACGCTTGCAGATATGCTATCACTTCACAATTGAAGACACCTAACAAGGGTAAATACTTTATTAGATAATGGACACACTTACAATGATTGCGACAATACAATGCTTTATCCACCACAAAGCGGGTAAAGAAATTAAGGTCGCAATGCCTAGAACACCATCACAATTTTTTCTTGTTACTAAAGCATACGAAAATTGTAAGGGTTTTTTTATAAAACATTAACAAAATACTATTATATAAATATGAAGATTGAAATAAAAGTACCTACAACACTTGACGAAATTACATTAGGACAGTATCAAAAGTTTCTAACCATTCAGGAAAACAACCCAGACGGTAACTTCTTGGATGCTAAGATGATTGAAATATTTTGCGGGATCCCTTTAAGTGAATCTTACAAACTTAGAATGTCGAGCGTAACAGCTATTATTGAAATATTAAATGAGTTGTTAAACACAACACCCGAACACGTAGAAAGGTTTACATTGGATGATGTAGATTACGGTTTCGTACCTGACTTAAACGAGATGTCTTTAGGCGAATATATCGACTTAGACAACAACGCAAGTAAGTGGGAAGAGATGCACGTTGCTATGAATGTATTATACAGACCGATAAAAAGCAGTGGTTCGGGTAAATACAATATTAAAGAATACGATACAGCAAACCCTGAGGTGTTAAAAGATATGCCGATGAGTGCAGCTTTAGGTAGCCTTTTTTTTTTGTATCATTTAGGGATGGAGTTATCGA